GTTTCCCAGTCACGATCAGCGAAAGTGTTTACTTCTACCGGAGTCCATACCGCAGAGCCGTCAACCACACCTAGTGAGACTTCTTCAGCGTAACGGGTACCTACTCGGTTTGAAGATTTAGTGTTTCCACCTGTAGACATGTTATACCTCTACTTAATTTCATCATATTCAAATTCAACGTTGATTTGTTTCACGTGGAAAGCACCAGCGCGAAAACCTACCAAAGGAACTAAGTTGAAAAGCTCAACTCCTTCGGGTGTGCATTCGCCTTCCAGAGAATCGAACACTATATTAGCAAGTTGGTCCGCTAAGGTACGCCCCTGTCGCTGGGGAGTCATGATTCTAATAACCATTAAACCAGTACGACGAAAACGACGGTTTGGCTTAGCACCCAGGGTTGCTTGGCTTGAACCTGTTACTTCAGTTGATACTACAACAAAAGGTGATACTTGTTGAGGGTCTACTGAAGTGTTATCGTCAGGGATTACATTGTCAGGGGTCTCATCCCATTTGATTGGCACTGTAGACTGCGCCTCCCAAGCTGTTTTGAAAAACGAGTTTACGCTATCGATAGCTTCTTCAATATTCATTTATCGTCTCGCTTGTACAATGTATAGGAGCTTGATTGCTCCAGGTTTAATTGGCTCGACTTTGACAATCTCATAACGACCTTCATCGTCGACCACGGAATCAAAAAGCTTTAGGTCTACTGTGTCGCCTAGAGACTTGGTTGAGACATAGTAGAACTTGTCGCCAGTACGGATGTTGAAGTTATCCTCTAGCTCTTCTACTTTCTCCATATCTGCCACCGCTTTAGCCGTTGCTGTCTCTTCAGCAGCTTCTTCATAAGAGCGCCAAGGTTTAGCTGGGTCTACCGGAGCTTCACCGTTACGGATAAAGGTCACGTCTCGACCTGTGCCTTCAATGACTTTTTGAACTTTTAATGCTAGTTTAGGGTAGTCAATTAAGCTTGCCATATTAACCTCGGAATAAGTCGCTTTCACCTGATGGCTCTAAAAGGTGGGCAATGATTAAGTCAGCTGCTGGGTACTCAGGAATAGAGGAATCACTAATAACGTCCACACCCGATACTCGTGCCTTACTCGAACTGTCTGAGAATCGCTCCGAAACTGTAACCGGCCCAACTTTAATTGTTTCACCAATCTTTGGAGAAGCTGTCGCTTCTGTCGAGCCTTCTTCAATTAGGCTACCTGCAAGAGCAGCCTGTAAAGCATACTCAGCCGTTGCCCATTTAAGCTCATTTGGGATAGAGAGCTCACCATTAGAGTTAATCCACCAACCATTCTGCTTACATGCTCCATAACGAGGCCACTGTAAGCGCTGAGTCTTATAGTTAGGGTAGCCGCTGAACTGAATACCAAATCGCTTGTCAATATAGTCAGTAGCTTTGATTAGAACTTGTTGCTTAACTGTTGAGCTCAAAGTCGCCCAGTCAGTATTACCACGGTCTGAGAAGTAATCATCTGCGAAAGCCTCATCGATATAGGATGTCGCATTGTCTAAACCGCTACCGTCTTCAACTACAAATGCCATGATTTATCTCCTAGTTAACTATCCGGGCATTGTATCATAGATACAAGCGTAAAAAAGCCAGCCCGAAGGCTGGCAAAGGAACAAGGCGCCAGGGATGAAGCGCCATGCATGTCTTAGTGGTTGCGTTTGAAGTCAGGGAAGAGTTTATTAAGCTCTTTACGCGATACATCGCCGCCTAGTAAGTCTTCTAGAACTTCAATCTTAGGTAGATTTGTTGAAGTCCAATGGTCTGGGTTACTATGGTCTAATTGACCAAGGGTTGCACGAAGTACGTTCTCACGAGCTACTTCAGGGTCAACTGTCACACCATTAAGCTCTTCAGTCTCTTCTTCTGACTCTGAATCGTCGTCGTCTTCGCCTTCGTCTTCGTCGTCGTCGCTGTCAGAGTCAGTGTCAGAATCATTTTCTTTACCAGAGTCTACCAAATCTGCAAGTTCTTTGTCCAAATCGTCTTGCTCATCATCTTCGTTGAGCACGTTAATATCGACTTGTCCTTTCTGCTTACCGAAGTTGTGAACAGCTGCCAAATCAACTGGTACATTTGCTGCTTTACAGTAATCTTTATACACAACTAGCGCATCTGAACCTTCAAGCATTTTAGGCTCGCTTACAGGTAGTCGACCGCGGAAGCCATTGAGTACAGCTGCTAGGGCATTATCATCACAGCACATGACTTTCTCGCCTGCTACAAACTTATGGCCGCGGAAAATCTTATCTTTGCCTTCTAAGGCGCCCATTAGAGTTAGCACTACAACTTTAGTGCCTGCTTTCTTAGACATGGAGAGTCTCCTTCTTGATTAATCGATAGCGATTGTACTATGTACCATATCACATTTAATCCAGGAAATAAAAAAGGCTTCCATTTAGGAAGCCTCTTAGGGGATCAATTAATCTATCGATTAGTTAGTGATACCAGTTGCAGAAGCAATACCTTTCTCGTTGAATAGAGCTAGGCCACAGTACCATTTAACACGTGTAATAGATTCATCTTTAGTCTCAGACTCACCAATATCGCGAACCACGATACCAGCTTCAGTACGTGCTGTAAGACCAGCAATACCGTATTTCTGAGAACCGTCATCGAACGTACCCGCATAGATAGTCGCTGCGTCGGTAGTAGTACCAACAGCGCCATCCAATGGGATGAAGTCGTTACGGAAGATTGGGATACTACGGTAAGCAGGAACTTCTTCACCTGATGGAAGAGTTACTACGTCACCGATTGACGCACCGCCTAGAGCACGTAGAAGTGCCATGTACGAACGAAGCGTACGAGCATGCATCATTAGGTAGTCAACCTGGCCGTCTTTATCAACCACAAGGTCAATAAGTTGGTCAAGAACTTCAAACGTTAGCGCGTCACCGTCAACACCCGTAGGTAGGATAGTCTGACCCGCAGGGATTAGAGCATCTAGACCTTCGAATGTGTTACCAGTACCGTCACCAGTAATCATCGTTTGCATGTACTGACGACCTGCAGATTTTGCTTTAGAAGCAATTTGAACTGCTTTTTGGTCGTTGATGTTAGAGCGAGTAGCCTGGATAAGACCGTTCACTTCAGCATCACCGATGATAGTGGTTAGACTTGAAGTCACCTGCGTGAATGTCGCTGGGTTTTTAGCAGTGATAGTACCGCCAACATCCAGGAACTCAACATCACCAAGTGCGTTTTCGCGGTTATACGCTAGAGCGTTACCTTCGATACCTTCAAAAGGTAGCATTTGGAAGAAGCGGTTTACTGTGATAACGTTCTCAATCACACCTTGGATTAGAAGGTTCTGAGACAGCTTAGCCGATTCTGGTAGAGTTACAGTAGGCATATTATTCCTCTCTATATGAGACTTACAATTGAAAATATAAACGTTTATTCTCTCGTCCGTAAGCCTCACGCTATAGGTCAAGAGCTGAGAACCAGGCACTCCCAATCCTCGATTGGTTTGAATATTAACGAAAAAGGCCGGGGTTGTAAATGCCCCGACCTTATTTAATTGCCAAGCTTTCTAGAATTAGCCGCCTAGACCAGCTGAAATCTTGTCAATAGCTGACATGTTACCAGGGTCAGCAGAGTGCATGCCACGACGGCCCATGTCACCGCCTTCACCACCGCCGCCTTTCATATCAGACTTGAATGCCATACCGTATGAAGGGTGGGCTTTCATTTCTTCTACTAGCTCATCTACAGTCATTAGACCGCCTGAGGTAGGAGAGTAGCGTACTGAGCCTTCAGCATCCAATACTTGAACACCAAACTTACCATCTTTTTCAGTCATGCTTACCATGTTCTGAATGATTGGCATTAGAAGTTCTGGTGTACCTTTGTGCTTAGAAATAGCACCTAGAGCTGATGAGTTCACAAGAGAATGCTTCAAAGCACCTTGAAGTAGAGACGAACGCTCCGTAGCTTCAGTGATTTTACCTTGAGCTTCGCCCATGATTTGCTCACGCATCTTAGTTGGGTCAAAAGACTTGTTCTTATCCAATGCTTCGTTGCGCTCATTGGTTAGCGTTTCTAGAGAAGTTGTCACAGCTTCAGGGTTTTCACCTAAGGCTTCCCAACCTTTAAGAGTTGCTTTAACACCGCTTGCCTCATCACGAGACGCTTTAAGAGATGTATTTAGACCGATGATTGCAGTAGTAAGGCCTGAGAACTGTTCGCCGACAATAAATGTGCCTTCGTGTTCGCCTTCACCTTTTACATAGACTGAACGGAACTGTTCAGGAACGGAATTGATGTCTTCGACTTTTTGAGAAAAATCCCACATAGTTGTTACCTCGTTAGTATCACACTTTATAAGGTTAAAAGAAAAGGAGCCACGTCACGTGACTCCTAGCTATCCTATGTTAATCCAGGTTACCTGTAAACCAGCGAATTAACCGAGTGTTTTATCTTTCTTGCCATCACCTTCGCCTGTATCACCTTGACCGTTGTCAGGCTTACCGCGAGATGATTCACCGCTCTGAGCTCGCTCTTGAACATTATCCGCATTAGGGATAGCGAATTCATTCTCAACCTTAAAGATGCCCATCTCTTTCTCTGCTTCAATCTCTTTCTTGAGTTGTTCAAAGTCAGCATCCGCATCAAAGGTGTCAGACATAATGTCACGACGAGATAGCTCTTGTAGGAATGACTTACGAGAGATGTCTTTACGGCGACGTGCAAGGTCAAGGGTAGTAAGTTCAGTAGAATCTGTAGCGCTGATAGACAAATCGACGACGAATTCTACACGAGGTACAAGCGAAGATTCATCGAAAGACTCAAATGCTCGCATAGTCATGACTAATAGCTCATGTACAGCGTCTTCGAAGATTGAAGCCGTAGCGACCAAAGAAGATGTTGACTCAGAAGAGTCTAAAGCACGAGTAGTTGCAGCAGTATTGGTACCTGAGCCGCCTTTAAGGAATTCTGAACCATACTTAGACATCATTAGTTCAAGAAGCTCTAAGTCGTCTTGGCCTGATTTGATAGCTTGGCCAGTATGTTCAACATATTGTAGTTTACCGTTGGCGTCAGGGATACGGAACAGTTTACGAGGCCCAATAGTCTTAGAGCCGCGAGAGCTTGATACGCCAGACGCAGCTAGGATAGGGAATCGAGCAACTGTTAGGATGTTAGCCTGGTCAGAGTACGACTGCCAATGACGCACATTCAAGTATGCAAGGTCTTGTAGCGGTGGAATCGCTTCCATCAAGCTAACTTTTCTACCTGCATAGAACGTTACTAGAGGAACTCGGTCCCAGTCAGTCAAGAATGACTCGTTTAGAATCCACTTAGGTTCACGGCCACGAGCTTTAGGGTTTTCTTTATATACTCGAACCATGCCGACGTCAATTACGCGGATATAGCGGACTTTAACTTCTTTAAAGCCTACCATTTCAGTTCTAGTTTCAAGGATACGAACATGGTCTAAAATGATTGTACCATCAGCAAGCTTCGTTTCATGTGCAGCCAGGATATTATCTGGATGGACAAATGACCAAGTTGGAGTCTTACGGTCTGCTGCTGTGGTAGTATCCTTGCGAGGAGTATTCACCATTACATTGAATAAGCCTAGATTAAAACCACCGCTAAACCATTCATATAAGAATTCTTCAAAGCCAGTGCCTGCACCATCTACATTTTCAAAGTGCGGTGCCATAATTGGGTCTAATCCGTCTTCAACAGTAGGAAGCTTAGGTGGAGTCTTAAATAGACGACCTGTTAAGTCTGAAGATGTTCGTTCAGTGTAGTTGAAAAGCACTGCTTGGCTTAAACGGGTTTGCCAGTCAGACTGTTTCTCTGCCGTATACATAGGCATGAGAGTCTTACCAGCTGCACGCATTGTCTCAGTACCGCCTAACAACGATTCCATTAAGAACGTACGCCATAACATTCTGTCATGTGCATCTGTGGTAATGGATGGGTCATTGGCTTCCTTTTCTTCTTGAGTTGTAGCCTCAAGAGACGCGCGGTTGATTACGCGAAGCAGTTGCATGTTAGATGCAAGGATATGTGGGTTAACCGCTACAGGAATACCGCCTTCTACGCCTGGTAGTGGCACAGTATTCTCAAAACGCCCACGGTTCAAGTTACTCATGTTTATTTCCTCTCAGTAGCTCCGTCCTTTCGCATCCATCTAGTATGGGTAGCTTTTACAGAGCATATATGAAAACAGCCCAATCATATCACTGATTGGGCTGCTTGCATACCACGATATTCTTAGAAGTCGCCTTCCTCCAACTCGTATTCTGTACGTCGTACAAAGTAACGGGCTTCATCAGCCGCGTGGTCCTCTGCATCCGTGTCCACATCATCAATGTCTTTATCATCACGTGGGAGAACAGGTACTGTACGAATGAAGTCAACGCAGGTATCAAAAACAAAGAGGCCTGGATACTCACGCGGAGTACCGTCTTCATTTGGATGGGCGTTTTGGAATGCCTGACGCATTGCCTCCCAACCTTGTTTACGTGAACCTGGACGTTTATCAGCAGGTTCCCAATAGATACCTTCTTCTTCCATATCAGTAGCGATACACATTCTATTCTCTTCATTGAAAATAGCCGCATCAGCGATACCGTCTTGAACTAGCCCGTAGATGCCCAGTTTTTTCTCACGTTCGATAATACCTTTAGCAACTTGTTTAGCAGTAAGGCGTAAACCAGTATTTGGCCTATTGTCCATACAACCATAATACTCAGCAATCCTAAACATATCGCCGCGAACAGTATGAAGGACGCGACCGTCAGCGAGGGTAATAGTTGTGCCATCAGATACAGCCCACCAGCCAACTGAAAAAGGCTTTGATGACCCCCAGTCAAAAGAACGAGTAAACTGCCAGCTGCTAGGTACTCGCGTTGGCGATAGAATATTGATTTCAGGTTTCCAAACATCATCGAACATACCCCCTGCAACAACGTCCCACGAGCCTTCAAGCCAAGCTTTACGCTCTGACTCATTTCGTGCCGCTGCAGCAATCTTTGTGATATAAGTCGGGTCAGCGCTTAAAAGAATCTTGTTCTCGTAGATAGAACCGTGTATAGCGACTCTCGGTGGCTCAAGGTTTCCGTCAGTGTCATATGAGTTGTCGATGACGATACCGCGTCCACCTGGTAAACGGAACCTCATCTTAACCCAGTTATGTCCAGGACCGTAAGGGTTAGTTGTCGCACGAAGCATACGAGGAATAGGCATATGACGTCCATCAGGAAGTGTAATACCTGGATGAGCAGAACGACAACAAGACATCATCAACTTGTAACACTTATCATCAGCCCAGTTGGTCAATTCCTCCCAACCAATAAACGGATATTCGTGACCATGGTATTTCCAATAGTCAACATCCTTTGACATGTGGCGGAAGAGTAAAGCCTCTCCACTAGGCCAAACCCACTCGGACTTCGCCTCGTTGTATTTGGCCTCTGGGAAAATTTGAGAGAACCATTTCTTCGATTTGGTGATAATATCTTGAAGCTCTGGGTGTGAACGACGGAAGATGATGCCACGCCAGGCAATCCCGAAGCCTTTATTAACGTATTGGGCGAAGGACATTAAGAGAGCATCCGTTTTACCAGGTCCACGAGTACCTTCATATAAACACTCAAAGATTGGACAGGTCATAAACAGGACTTGAGAGCCTGCTTGCGGAATCCACTTGATAATCTCCTTCTTCTCAGGAGTATAACTCATTATTCTTCTCCGAATGGGTCATCTTGCTCTTCAACAGTAGGCATAGGAATTCCTCGAGATGCATTCTCAAGGTCATTACATGTGAACACTAACCGAGCATTCACCATTTCTAGGTCTTTTTGAATATCGCGCTTAAGTTGATGGATTTCTTCAACACTGTAGTAGCCACTTTCAGCTGCTGTCTTGAGCTGAGCTGCATCCATTTGAATGCGTTGAAGAGTTAGAATTAGTTGGGTTGCGTGTCCTACAGGGTCTACAGTAGACGTACACATCTCTTTTAAACCAGCCATGCGAATCTCCTTAAAACAAAAAAACCTCTCCGAAGAGAGGCTTTCATCTTAACGCGATTTTTTACTTACCGCCACGTTTTAGCATTGAACCAGCCATTTTTACTGGGTCGCCCATTTTACCAGTCGATGGACGACGGTGTGCTGGGTTACGCATAGAACCTTGACGGCGAGTCGGTTTTGCTAGCGAGCTAAACTTTGCAGTTGCGTCGCCGCGGAATACGATTCCACCTTTCATAGCCATAATTTTATCTCCTAGGATAGTGGGTCGATAGGCTCACTAGGTTCATCCTTACCTAGAGGTCTACCTGCTCGAGCATCGGTTTGATGCGCTTTAATCTGCTCACTCCATGAGTCAGTATCTACGCCAGCAGGAACGACTAGTACGCCACCTGCTTCACCAGCGTTGATTTGTACTTGAGATTCGCCATTGTATTTAGGTTTCTGACCTTTCAATAGCACTTCAAGCAATCGGTCTGAGAATTTTTTAACGGTGATAGGCTTCCATTTGCCTGACTCTTCGTCCATCTCAGACATGATTTGTCCTTTGTAAACGATTGGCTCGTCATAACCTTCGACAGCACGACGAACAACTTCCGCTTCTACTTTATCGGCGAACATCTTCATGGCTTGCTCACATAGCTCGCCAAAAGGATACTCTTCACCTTCAAGAGTGATTTTCCAGCCATCGTCTTTACGCCAAGCTGAAGCTGTAGAAGGGGTAATATCAATAGATTCTGCTGCAGCAGAGAAGTTACCGGTTTCTGCTAGCATATCTAAATAGCGAAGGGCGTTGTCAGTGGTTTTCTTGACACGCCCTTTTAATGCTCGAGAACTAAATGCACCAGCCATTGTATTCTGCCCTATAAGTTAGTTAATGGTTTCTCAGGGCATTATATCATAGATAGACTTTGTGTGTACATTTGATTTTCGCTAATGTTAAGTAGCTTTCAAAGTCTTTCAGCGGCTCACCTACCGAAACACCGTCATAGTACGAGTCAGCTTGAGCCTGAACCATCTTCAACGCCTCATGAGGGCGTCTAATGATATAGTCTCGAACCATATATGACCAAGCTAGTTTAAGTTGTGGACAGTAAATCACCATGATGGCTTTACCACGACGGTATGCTAGGTGCCACTCATGCTCTTTAACTTCGTTCGGAGTAGTTCTCATTTGCCACCTCTAGATTGCGGTAGTGTTGGCAACTTTTGCAAGCGACGCCGTAAGTATCATCGTCTTGAGCCAGCGCATAGCCTGCTTCACGGAAGGCGTCTTCAATCTGCTCGTCTTCCAAACCTTTAGAATCATCGCTAACGATGGTATGAGTAGAACCACACCAAGAGCACTGCATACGATAGCATAATTCTGCATCATCCGCATCTAAGCGAGGACGGGTTTTAAATTTAATCTGATTCTGGGCCATCATTTATTTCCTCTAAGTCTGAGAAGTATGCCACGCCCATAGCATTGAGCTTGCACCACTCAAAAGCGTAGGCTTGTTGCATTTGGTTTAGGTTCATTGGACGGTATTGATATGTACCGTCAATGGAGATGATGAGAATCGCGCCATCAGGCTTGCCTCCAAACTCATTTTGCTCGACTGAGATAGCTGCAGCTCGAAGCACAGCCGGTAAGCTAACATTGTTGTTAGTTTCTTTAGCTCTGTGCGCTTCGAAGTCAGTCGGCGTGCGTTCTTCAGGTACTTCGTCGTCGAGCTCGTCAAAGAAGTCGTCGACTTCATCAAAAACATGTTCTTTGTATTCAGGAGGAATAATGCAGCCGATGGTCGGACATTCAAGATAAATAGTGCCCTCGTTTGGAGTTTCAAACATCATTTGACCTGTATTATGCACTCCTAAATAGATTAGAGGCTGCCCCTTGAAGCGTTGCCAATTCTCATTGGTATCACCTTCAACAAACACTATCGATTCCTTGACCAAGGTAATCGGATAAGACTTGATTCCGCCATTGACTGCTCGCATAGATTATTCCTCTACAACTGGTTTAAGGTCTTTTAGACCGCCATTCTGCACAGTTACAGTGCCATTAGGGGTGCTAAGCTTTACTGCTTTGACTACGCGGGTTTCGTCGGCGTGAACGACCTCTCCCTCGTATTTCTCTCCGTGGGTTAGAATCCCCACTGTCTGCCCCGTGTATTTGAAAAGCTGTTTCATGTGCTTTCTCCTTTGTTATTGCCTGGAGTTCCAACTGACGTAGTTGGTAAATTTGACCGCGAAGGTCATCGATTATGCCTTTCGCTGCTTTTTGCATACCTGCGCAACGGAGTGGAAACTTCACTGCACATCGACAGCGCCCTTCTTGGTGACGCTTTAAGTCGCCTTCACGGTCTGACTTCTGTTTAAGCATTGCTTGGATTTCAGTTTGAATAGATTCTCTGCTTCTTTTCATAGATATTTCACTCTTATGTGGCTATCCATCTTAACATAGGTGATAGGGAAGCCAAATACACTTGGTGCACAGCCTGGCGGACCCATACCTGGTAAAGTAAGCATACTAGCATAGCCGCCGCGTTGATGAAGCCAGGCTTCGAGCGCTTTACGCTCTAAAAGGCCTAAATCGACACGTATTCTACGCTCTTCTCTGTTGCACTTCATTATTTGCACGCTTTTTTCCCAAATCTCATCTAGGACGGCGTTAGCATAGTCACATTTGAAGTTTAAACCCATTTCTGTATCCATTATAGGTACCTCACTAGCGTTAATATGACTGAAAAGACGAAAACGCATATTATCATAGTGAAAACTATGTCAACGGTCTCATAGTGGTCTTTTGCTACTCGATAAAGATTCCAGAAAGCTTGTACTGTTTTGCTTATAACCGTTAAAACGAATAATATGCCCCAACAAACCAGGAAAACCGTAAGTCCGAAGTAAAAGGGTTCCATATTAGCCTCCAGCGAACTCGATTAGCGTCCAAATTAGGTTAATAATCATTAGAAAGATGAAAGCTGCAACAAAAGGCTTCTCTGCTTTCTCGAAAATCATCATAACGATGCCAGAAATAGCAGCAATAAGGTAGCAAACAACGGTGCCGCCAATCAAAAATAGACCGTTATGGCCGAAAAGAGTGATAAATTCAATAGTATTGTTCATAAAAGGCTTCCTTCTCGTTTTGCTCTGTCGTGTAGAGCCCAAAATTCATCAAAAGCTTTGGATTCGCTCCAGCTTCTGTAGTAAACAACTTCAATTATGCCTACTTCGCCTGGCATACCGTTAGACATCTCAAAAAGATTGGTATAATCTTCGAATACTCGTACAACTAAGTGCTTACGGAGCCAAGCTCGAGTGTCTACAGCAAGGAAAATGGTTTGCTTTTCAGCGCATGAGCCAGGTGTTTTAGGCAGCTTTTGCGTGAACTCATTTAGTATTCTATATGCCATTTGTAATACTCCGTGATTTGCATGTTACGGAAAATGGTTTTGTTGCCATGCTGGAGACGACGAATCATGTTAGAGACGCCAAAGACTTTTTCGTCAATAGCCATCTGAGTTAGGAACTCAACTGGTACTTCGAAATATTGATTTGGCTCTGGTGCATGATAGTCTCGCACGAATACTCGCAATATTGGCATTATTCTTCCTCCACATTAACGCGGAACCAGGCCATTGAATGATGTGCCATAACAACAGTACCTGAATACCACTCAGTGAACTTGTAGACTGGCCTACCATTAACGCAATCAATGAGAACAGGTGTCTCACTCACCTTGGTCATAGGTACCAGGTGGTCAAGAGCGCAGACTACAAGTGTTTCAAACATATTAAGAATTTTTTCCATAAGCGAGTCACCTTTTTTGTTGTTAGTATAAAAATAATACACCTTCCAGGTAGTCGATGTAATCATCTATTCACCTCGTAGGAGCCGATTCTTACGCTTCACATCATCCATGTTATCTTGATGTGTACCCCATTCTAAGTTGCTGAAATGAGGGTTAGTTCTATCATGGTCTTTGTGACGCACTATAGGAAGGTTATTAGGATTAGGTATATAGGCTTCTGCTACTAAGCGATGCACTCTTAGCTGCTTACTTTTACCTTTGTATTGGATAACGACTACGAGATAGCCATCTGAATCAAGTTTAGTGCCTGCTTCTTGAGGATATTTACCCCAAGTATTGACAACTCTACCTGTTTCTTCTATCCAGTGGTATGGAAAGCCAGGTATTTGCTGCATAAGAAAGCCTCCTAATAAAACATAAGGTTATTATGCTTTAAATAGGAGGCGGTGTAATCATTTATTCTTCCAATCGACCGGTGTGCTGGTTCCGACTTCGACCTTTCTTAACCATGTCTCGCACGTTGTGGAGTTGTGAGCCCCACCTTAAGTTGTCCGCATGAGGGTTGAGTTTGTCGTCGTCTTTATGAAGCACGATGCGCCACTTACGTGGATGAGGATTTGGAACCCAAGCCAAGGCGACCAAACGGTGCAACCTGTGGTCTTTTCGCTTTCCATTCTTGTAGAGTGACACATGATAGTAGCCCTTCTTTATGAACCAGGATATTTCGGTAGGTAAGGAACCGGCGAGACTGATAACAGTGCCATCTCTGCGAATCCAGTAGATACCGTCGTAACCGTCAATAGGTCTTTCAAGCTCTTCCACATTAATTGCCTCCTGGCGACTCAACCCCAAACATCATTTCATCTTCAGGGATGCAAGTTTGAGCTTGCGAAGCACGATAGTCACGTAGCTTCTGTAGTATCAAGCACAAATGCATAGCCTTAGCTATGCATATATGCCGCTCTTTGTTAGTGAACAACTTCCAAAGATGGTTTTCTTTTACTAGGTGTGGTTTACGCATAGCAACTCCTTAGTGCAGAGTGTCTTCGTCAGTCGACGGCTTGACCTTCTGCTGTTTAGACTTACCGAGGTTGCCTGGTTCACAGTCTTTTAGCACAAATCGACCGATTACGCTGACTGAGCCAGCTGAGTCTTTAGCTGTAAAGATGTTGTGGTCAAGTACCGCTTCATGACCGTGCACCGGTTCATCGTCAAGGATAGGCGTGAAAGCTGGATGGCCTTCAAGCTCACCTAGGTAGAACATCACTACATTAGCCTTCTCTTTCACAGGCTTAGTAGAAATAAGACGAACGAGATAGGCATGACCTACCTCGAGTGGATAACCTAACTTGTTATGGAACTTATGAGCCATTATCTACTCCTTTACAATCACTTGTATGTATTCATCACCCAGGTCAACGTCGACGCCGATTAATGGCTTGAAGACATCAACCTGGTCACCTTGACATACTGTCACATGAGGGTCGAACTCGTAACCCAGGTCTAGACCCATGTTAGCAAAGTATTCATGGCGCTTGACCAAGTCACGCGTCTTCTCGAGGATTAAGCAGGTACAGTCTGCATGTGGGATGTAACGTACTTCTGTTATGATTGTTGAATAGCAGCGACTTGTCTCAGAGCGAATCAACTTGCTCTTGTGAGTTATTGGTGCGTACATAAGAGTACAATGCGGCAAGCGCATATTGTTCACCAGGCTGATTGCTTCAGCGGCAGTGAATTTTGAGCATTGTAGTAGCTTTGCTCGTAAGCCTACGTATAAGTAGGTACCTGGACCTTTAGCCATCTTTGCTCTCCTTCTTCAATCGCTCGAGCAGTGCCTGCTTCTTAATGCGGTTCATGGCTCTGCCGACGATGATACCCATAATAGCTGTAGCTGCAACCACGCCAATGGTACAACCCCAGACTACCAACTCGAACCAATCGCGGTCTGTCATGTTAAATCTCCTTATCCATGCAGCACTTCTTGAACTTCTCGCCACTGCCGCACGGACACGGCTTATTGCGGAGCTTACCTGGCTTAGAAGGACGTCGGACGACCGCACGTCCCTTCTCAGCAGCTTCTAGGTTTACTCGCTGCATCTCAGTGAATAGCTCATTTGATTTACCTTTACCAACGAGCTTCTCAGCATCGCGGTGCATTGACGCTAGCTCATTCAGTTGTCTCTGGTCCATGCTCTTCTCCTTTAACAGGCTTACGTTTATCCATCGCTTCATGGTACATAGCAGAGGTTTCTTCAAACCAATCAACTAAGTGATGGGCCATATCATTAGCGGAGCATGGCACATGCATATCACCGCCTCCATGGAAATATACGCGGCAGCTGTTAACGCCCACTGGACTGATGCCGCAAACCTGGGCCATCTTCACGACGGTCCCGTTTCCAAAAACTGCTAAGCCGAATTTCATACTACTCTCCTAAAGTCTTGTTTAAAAAGTCTCGGAGCTTTCTAGCTTCATCGACGCTGAGCTGAAGTTCACCGAATCTTGGGTTAAAAAATGCGATATGCTCTTCTGGCTTATAATCCGTTCTGTCTATCGCGATAAAGTTGCGTAGACTGCGTACTCGTTGACCAAGTGTGGTTGGCGGTAGCCACGCTTTTATGTAGATAGTTGGTTCTGCCATTATCGCCCCCTGATCGTGACTGGGAAAC